GATAAGATCATGGATGTTATGCAACCACAGTTTGCAGACGAACAGCCTGTAAATCCTTTTGACTTCTGGGAAGGTGCGAATTTCAAACTTAAAATTCAGCAGGTTGCTGGTTATCGTAACTATGATAAATCAGAATTTGCTAGTGTTACTAATCTTTCAGAAGATGACACGCAATTAGAAGCAATTTACAATAAGCTTTATAGTCTACAGGATTTCCTCGATCCTAAAAACTACAAATCTTATGCTGACCTCAAAGCTCGTTTGAATAAGGTTCTTGGTGAAGAGTCTGTAATGACTACCGCTGAATCAATTGCTGTAGATGAAACTGCTAATGTTTCTATAGTAACTGAAGCTCCTGGTGTACAGATTAATTCAGTACCAGAAACAAATGAGGAAGAGGATACTTTGAGTTACTTCCAAAAACTAGCTAATGATGGCTAGGTTTTTCGGGGAGCTTCGGCTCCCCTTTTTTTATCTTGGGAAATTAACAAATTCCATTCTAGACATATCAGATGCGCTCATACCTTGGGATATATTCACAACCTGACTTGAAGCATTTACATTTCTACCACCTGAACCACCGCCACCATTTATAACTACTGGTGCAGCATTTGCTCTCATAGCTTCCATCTCTGCTCTAATATTATCTATTTCGTTTTGCCTTTGAATCAATTGTGAATCAGGTGCTCTTGAAGCCATTGCTCTTTCAGTAAATTCTTGAGGCGATAATTCTAAAGATGCTGCAGCTTCTCTACCCAACATTCTTTCTGTTGCATTTACTGTACCGGCAGCAGAAGCTTGAATTTGTTGATTACGTACCTGTCTTAATCTTTCAAATTCAGCCTGAGCTTCATCTTCATCGACACCACCAAAGAAACCTTCAACATTAGATCTTGCCTGTGCCATTATTTCTTCATCAGTTGCGTTCATTGCAACTTCAGGAGGTGCAGCTAATTCTTCATCACCACCAAAGAAATCAAAATCAAATAAACCTCTAATATAATCTGTTATTGCGCTAATTTGATTACCAATAAATTCTCTTAAAGAAAATCCGTCTTCTGGTATTTCAAATCCAAACATACCAGAAACCCAATTGACAACCATATCAATTGGTGCAAATAACATATCATATAATCCACCTTCGCCAAAGAGTCCACTCCACATGGTAGAGAATATCTCGGGAATTGTCTCGGCCAGTTCTGAGAATTTACCTTTCACCCAATCAACAGATGAACCAATAAAACCAAAGACAGAATCAAACATTGAACTAAATAAATCTGAGAATGAAAATGCTGCTACGGTTTCAGCTGCGTTTTCAAATCCCATTTTACCAAGGATCCATGCAACACCATCTTTTAAAAGATCGAGTGGAGCTGCAACTAAATTATCAAAGAGATTTTTAATACCTTCTTGTAAACCACCAATGATTCCTTCTTCTTTGAAACCATCAATGAATCCAGTAATAAATGAGACAGCACCCATAATAACGGTAAATGGTACAAATAGTTTACCAAGAACTTTTCCAAATTTACCAAGGAATCCACCAATCGCTTTAATTGATTTAAAGATCCCACCAACTGCTGACATAATTGTTCCACCAAAGAGAACAAAGAATCCACCGATGGCAGCGGCAACTCCTTTCCAATTCTTAAGAATTAATTCTTTAGCATTTTCAAAATCACCATCAAGTAAAGACGTAACTGCTTCTGTCATATCAGAAAAGAAATTAATTACATTATCAATCATTTCTTTTAAAGTTTCAGGAGAGAATAATAACATACCAATAGCGCCAAGAGTACCTAATAACCCTGCACCTTTACTAAAATTGGATGCAAAGTCATCAAGGCCTTTGGCCATTTCTTCAGAGCCTTCGGCAATTCTTAATAGAATCGAATTTGCCTCATCAGCTTTACGTTGAGCTTCACGACGATTTTCTTCTGACTCAGCTCCTTCCGATATAATATCAATTGTTTCTTGCGCTAATTTCTTTTCTTCTTCAGATGCAACAGGGTTTTCTAATATAGCCCTTTGAGCAGCAAATTCATTTTTTAATTGTTCAGAAGCAGCATTACCTTCTGTGAGACTATTTAAAGAATCTAGCTTTTTACCTAACTCAGCAAGACTTAAATCTTTATCAGCTGCAGCCTTTTGGTCCTTTAATGTTTGTGTAAGGGCACTTAGACTGTTTAAACCTTTTAAAGATTCTTTCGTGTCGCTTTGTTCAGCTACAAGAGCAGCCAAAGCAGTATTGAGCCTTTTTAACTCGTCAGTGCTTTGTTTCTTTTCTGCGCCAGAAAGCTTTTGATTCTTCTCGCTTTCTTTAGCGATCGCTGCAGTTGCAATAGCAATTTGATCAGCAATTTCTTGTAGTTTTTTAGTTAAATCGTCGGCCATTTACGTCTCTCTCATCAGCGCTGTTTTTGCATTTTAATTCTATCATTCTCATCTTTAATATATTGTTGGAGCAATATAACATATATCTCTCTTTCCCACGGTATCATATTGTCCAATTCAGTTAGAGAATATTTATGATGTTGCATTAATGCAAAGTTAGTTTTGTAATGATTCTCCAATGTTTCATGAGAGAGACCTATTAGAAAAAATTCGTTAGGCCCTCTATCGTTATCTTATTATGAGTCTTACAATTTGAACAATCAAACTCGATGTCATGCTTTAACTTCGGCATATCATCAAAAAACTCAGTAATCTTTTTAAACTGGTCTGATGTAAGAGATTCAATAAAATCATTAAGACTCTCTGGTGATTCATCAGCCGCAGCATAAACATTCTCTGCATCGTATATCGATTCAATCGATGCAGCTATTTGTGCAAAGGCTTGTGATGTGTCATCCTTTGCTTTACTTGTATTCTTATAAGATCCTTTTACTGTGGGATACTTTAATACTACACCCACCTCATCTGTTAATTGGACCTTTGCGTTTTGTTTCACTTCACCTTGAACTTCAACTGTGTTTAAATCCACACCAACTTCATTTGAAGTAGAACAATCAGAGCATTTAATTTTAAGCTTTGATGTTTCACCAACCGATTTAGCTCTCAGTTTTAGAAACACGTACTCTAAATCAAACAATGCTAGCTTATCAACATCAACCTGACCCTCAGTACAAGCAGCCACGGTATCCCTTAAAGCTCTTACCATTTGAGATTGATCTTTCGTCTCAAACGCCATCATTAAAACTTTTTCTTCTTTTACTAAGTATGGTCTATATTCTACTGTTTGACCTGTACTCGGTATTTTCATGGTGTGCTTTGCAGACACCAACTTGGGTAATGCCATAATATTCTCCTATCATATAGAATAATAAATTTAACCAAACAAACTTTTCACGGCTGACGTAGCACGTGAAACCAAACTTGTACCTCCAGAGGAACTTGCTTCATTCATAGTTCCACTCAATCCAGCTCCAAATATATTAGTTACCTTACCTGATAACTGATTGACTACACTTCCTAACGATCCCTCGTAAGGCACCGTGATTGAATTTGCGTTTGCAGTAATTTTACCGCGAATATCGCCAGTGATTGATTGTAGTACTGCAGACAATTCACCGGCTATTTCTCCTTTTAAACCTGCCAATATTGTTTCAGCTTGAGCACCAAGATCTCCAAATGGAGAGAATGGTACAGAAGGCATCAATGGATTTGGAAAGGAGATTGCATTAATTAATTCAGCCAAAGATGTTGCTAAACTAAAGTATGTTGAATTTGTTTTAAAATTCTCGTATGTAAACGTAACACTTAAACGAATCAATTCATTTTCAGAAGCATTTGACAATTCAATTGCGTTAATCTGAATTGGAAAGGCACCTTGTAATGTGGTCTTATAAACCATATTGCCTTTTAAATCTAAATTGGTAATAATAATATCAGAGGCGTATTGCTTCTTATAATAAACAACACCGTTCTCATCATTAATTACAGAACGCATCCAGTTATCCATTAAACGTTTAATATAAAAGTCATTTGTAACTAAGAATGTCATAGTCACATCGTCATTAATAAACGTATATGGATGTTTAGTAGCGTGTTTCCATGTTCCGTGTTCGTTTGTTGATATTGATCTCCCAGGGAGAGACACCGATTCGCATATCGCATTCACCAAATAGATATCCGGATTGACTGATGCTGGACCAGTAAAGGTAATACCAAATAAATTACTACGGGCTAAACCACCACGTTCTGATATTTTTGCTTGTAGATCTGATATCGGGTTGTCTAAAATCATGTTTAAACTCTTTGTCTAGAATCTTTCCAAACGGAACGCTTATTCGCTTTATTAAATTGTTCAGTTGGAAGAAACACTGCAATCTCCCATTCATCAGCTGGCACCATAACAGGCGAAGCTTCTATATGTTCATATAAGTATCTTTTAAAACATGGTGCAAACCATTTTAATTTAGAAGATGACTTAAGCAATTGGTATGATAATTTAAAACGAGTTGTCTCATCATACTTTTTATTTGTTGTGATGTCCATTAATGCGTCTAACATCCTTGCTCTTAAAGCAGGTGGCAAGTAATGGAGGTTAATACCATAGAATCCCTTTGGCGCTGGTTCAACCATAATCACCAAAGGAAATGCATCGTAATAAGGTAACGTTTCACGATGTTTTGGATCGTAAAAGTACATGTACATTGACCCAACACGTGCACGGTTTCTTTTAATTAGATTTGGATCTCTTAATAACCCACGACGATTTACGTTACGTAGTGTTTTTAATTTATCCTGAAACCATTCACGCGATGAATCAGAACGGAGTTTTACACCCGCACCAGCTGCATCTTTTTTGTATTTGTCGAATATTGATTCTGCCATACTTCTATTTATATGGCTAAGTAAGGAGTTTGATTCCTAATTTTTTAAGATGTTTTTCTGTCCATATTTCAAAATGATAACCATAGTTATCTGCATACTGTGACGCAGCCTTCCATTTAGATTCATTCTTTACATAGGTCATCACTTCGTTAATATATTTCTTTGTTTGGCGAGATGGTTTCTTTGGTGGTTTAGTTTGTGATTCAGGTTTAATTTCAACCAACACAGTTCTACCATTTGAGAATTTAATTTTTAAATCAATAAAGTAACGATGGATTTTATTATCTGTTTTGCAACGATAAGGTATAACAGTTTCTTCAGATGACCATGATACTACATCATCTCTTTCTTCGCACCAACGGAAAGCCTGTCGTTCCCATAGAGATCGATACGTAACATTCCTAATATCGCCATTATATTTCTCAGGCTTTTTAATGCGATATTTACCTTTATAAGTCTTGCTCATACCATATAAATAGATTAATAATAATAAACTTATTTATAGGTTCGGTTAAATGTCGGTTGAACTCATATATCCAGAAAATTTAGATGGTAATGCACCATTTATGAGAATCACTGCCTCAAAGAACGATTATGGTTCTGGTGGTCAAACAACAGGTACTGTGACGCTGTATCATCCACAGCAAGTATCTTATGCTGACGGGGCTTCGTTTTCTACCTTTGATATGGGACCATTGGGTTCTAATATTTTAGAAGGTATGAAGAATGGCGAAACAGCTGGTGAAATTGCTTCACGTATGAACGAATCAGCATTTGGCGGTTCAGCTGATCCTGAATTATCTACTATGTTGGCCATGAAGATTGCTCAAAACTCTGGAGCTGGAAGTATTGTTCCTGGAGCAGATCAATTACAAAACATATATGGTCAATCAAAAGGAAAGGCAGTCAATCCAAATACAGTAACTGCGTTTCAAAATATGGTATTAAGATCCTTTGCGTTTAATTTTAAATTAATTGCCGAAGATCCTTCAGAAGCAGATACAATTCGTAATATACAACGATTCTTTCGAGCCACTATGTACGCCGAATCTGGTCAGGGTAATTATCTTTTAACTTATCCACATGTGTTTCAAATCGAATTTTTTACCAAGGATGGATTACCAAATCCTTATTATCCTTCAATATATCAAACTAATTTAGTTAATTTTACGACTACGTTTGCTGCTCCAACGTCTATGCATTTTGAAGGTGGTGCACCACTTGAAGTTGATATATCATTAACCTTTCAAGAAACTAAGGTCCTTACTCTTAACGATCTTAATGAATCTGACGTTGCGTTTGTATAGGTGTTTATATGTTAAACTTTTTTAGATCATTTCCATTAAGAGAATATCAATTTCAAGACGATACAAACGATCAGGTTTTTATCGTTGATATATCTAGAAATGTAAGAGCATTTTTAGATCAGATGGATAACCACACGTATTATTTGTGGGAAACTGTTTCTGATGGATCAAGACCAGATCAATTGTCTATGAAATTATATAAGACACCAAATTATTGGTGGACCTTCTTTGTGATTAATCCAAAGTTAAGTGAAGGTCTTCATAACTGGCCAAAAAGTTCTCTTGAATTAGAAAATTACGTAACCAGTAAATATGGAAATCGTATAGCGCTGACTCCAATACAAAGGTCTGGATCATTAAATGATGTACACCTTATTTCAAATAGAAATACTGATCTCGTAATTGGCGAACAGGTTTTAGGTTTTACATCTGGCGCAACCGGGATTGTTGAAAGTGTTAATCATCAATTAAACCAAGTCATTGTAAAAGACGTTGTTGGTGAATTTTCTGATTCTGAAAATATTGGTTTTATTACATCAACAATTGTATTCTCATCAAATGCAGATCATAAAGTATTAATACAACCTTATGAAGATGCAGTGCACCATTATATTGATTCAGATGGTAATTGGATAGATCGTTTAAGATTTAATGAAGATGATGCAGAATTACCAGTAACAAACTTTGATTATGAATTATCAGAGAATGATTCAAAGATGGATTTAAAAGTTTTAAACTCTTCTGTGGTTGATGAGTTCGCTACTCGGTATAAAAAGTTAATTAACTCATGACAATATCAAAAGGGTTACACCCCACCGACAACTCGGCTATTGAACCGAATTCCTTTCGTTTAGATGTTTCGATTGAATCGGCATCTGGTAAAGAAAGAGACATATCAAATTTGGTTCAAACCTTTACTGTATATGAATCGATTTTTCAGCAGCCGTTGATTGCTGAATTAGATATTGCAGACGGTTTATCTATCTTCGAAGATTTAAATATATCTGGTAATGAAAAGATATCCACCGTTGTACGTAAGCAAAATACAAAAAATGAGCCTGTTAAAGATATTCAAAACGATTGGTATGTCCTTGATATACCTTTATATGGTAAACCAAAGCCTGATTTAGCCACATATAAGATACGTTGCATATCACCATTAGGTTTAGTTGCTAAGTTTCGAAAGATATCTACGACATTATCTGGATCATCAGCAGAGATCTTACAAGAGCTTTATCGTCAGGTTGGTGCTGAATTAGAAATGCTTGACGAACAAACTCTTGGTACAATGAAATATGTTTGTCCTAAGTTAACATATGCAGATGCGATCGCATTTATTTTAAGAAAATCTATGGCAGGTAACGGAGCACCAATGTTTACCTATCAAAGGTTCGATGATTCAAAATACGTTTTAAACTCTTATAATAATATGATTACCTCTGACGTATTAGATACTTATTGGCAAGGATCTTTTTATACACATGAAGATCAGACTGATGAGTCCTTTGAAGAGAAAAGATTACGTATATTAGAGGCATCATCAAATCTTGGCTTTTCTCCGTTTAAAAGTATGAAAGACGGATCGTATGTAACACGTACACATCGTTTAGATATATCAAATAAGGTATATGAAGTGATTGATTATAATGCCTTTGAGGATGAACCAATTTTAATTGATGGATCTGAATCAGATTTAGTATGGAATAGAGAGTTTACTGTATCAGGCGTAAGCCCATTAGATTTAAAAGAGTCATATAATATCTTTATCAATCAAAACAACTTAGCAATGGTTGAACACGACCATGTGAATGTGCATGGATTTGGTTCATATAAAATGGCATATAAGCATTCAGTGTATTCAAACTTAGAACAAATAGAACATACACTGAAATTAAATGGTGATACGCGTTTAATGCCAGGAACAGTAATTGAAGTTTTATTTCCAAAGACTGGTCAAGTTGAAGAAGCCGGTAGAGAATCAGATGAGATGTTATCAGGTCGATATTTAATTGTATCATCAACACATCAGTTCGATCAAACAGGTTATTATACGCGATTGAAAGTACGTAGAGATTCGGTGCATAAACGATGAATAATTTTATGGATACAAAGTTTGCATGGTTCCACGGTGTTGTTGAAGATCGTGCAGATCCTTTATATTTAAATCGAGTAAGAGTAAGATGTTATGGTTACCATACCCCAGATAAAGCATTATTGCCAACAGAAGATCTTCCTTGGGCTACAATACTTTTACCAACTACAGAATCTGGAACATCCGGTGTTGGGCGTTCGCCACATGGGTTAGTAGAAGGTTCATGGGTAGTTGGATTCTTTCGTGATGGAACAGACGCACAAGATCCAATTATTATGGGATCAGTTGCTTCACTTAATACTGTTGAAGCTGATCCATCAAAAGGATTCTTTGATCCATTAGGTAATTACCCAAAGAAAACAGACGATGAATTAACAAATTATTTACCAGCTTCTGATGTTAACAGAGCAGCACGTGGATTAGCCACACAAGCTTCTAAAAATCAAGAAACAATTCGTGTTGGTAAGGTAGCAGAAGCATCAAAGGCTGAACCGTTTCAATTGAGTGGTGATATACCAAACATCTTTTATTTTGATGAACCACCAAGTCCTGCTAAACCACAATATCCTTTTAATAAGGTGCATGAATCAGAATCCGGCCACGTGATTGAGATTGATGATACTGCAGACTATCAGCGTATTAAAGAGCACCATCGTTCAGGTACGTTCTATGAGATACATCCTGCAGGTGAGAGAGTTTTAAAAGTTGTCAAGGACAATTATGAAGTTACCTTAGGCGATGAATATGTGAATGTGAAAGGAACATCACGTGTTACGATCGAAGGCGATTGCAATTTATTTGTTGTTGGTAATTATAATGTAGAAGTACAAGGTAATAAAACAGAATATATCTATGGTAATTATAAACAATACGTTGGTGGTAATACTACACTTGAAGTGGTGGGATATCAAGACGAAACCATTGGTGATTACTTAAAACAAACCACTGGCGGCCAAGTTACTAAGAAGGCAGGCAAAGATTATGTTGTTACTGCTAAGAATATTAGATTGAACTAAGAGGATTAAGCAATGGCTTTAGCTCCACATACTAATAATTATTTATCAGATACTGGTCAGGTAAGAGCAGTTTTACCAAGAACAATTGGTTCCGGTTATACTACTGCAACCGTTTCAATTACTGGTGGTAATGGAGGAGGTGCAGCTGCTGATGCAATCATTCAAAATGGATCGGTAATTGGTTATAAAATGACTAATTATGGTAATGGATACAACATTTCTAGTACTCCTAGTGCAAGTGATATTCCAACAGTTACTATTACGGGTGATGGAACAGGTGCTACAGCAATTGCTCAAATTGGAGATCATATACTTTCTGTAAAAGATCAGACTTCAAATACGACATCGGCTGTAATGGATTATTCACCTGCTATACTTTCTTCTGCAGCAATGATAGGTCAGATGTTAGGAACTAAATTTGATGAAATGTATAATATGTTGGATGGACACCTTACGACTATTGAAGGTAAACTAGATACTTTAAATGGTGAACTATCTACGCACAATACAACTCTTGCTGAAATCAAAGACGATGTTGATCGTATTCGTTATCTTGGAGATACAATGGGTCCTGGATATCGCAATCGCGGTAGTTATGTTACTGATGGTATTATGTGGCAATCAATTATTCGTGATGGATTTATGTTAGATGAAACAAATAAATCTGATGCAAATATATCTCCATCGGTAAGTAAGATAAAAGAGTATGCAGAAAAATTTGAAACTGAATTTCCTCCGGAGAATGAAGTATGACGTATCCAGTACATCGTAAAGGAGATATAGATGCTGTTGGCCATACGGCAATACAAGCATCGAATAACGTTTTTGCAAATAATAAAGGTGTTCATCGTAAAGGTGATGTGGATTCAAATGGAAACGTTTTAGTTAAATCATCAAATACCGTATGGGTAAATGGTAAGGGATGTGGTAGACAGGGCGATGTAGATTCAAAAGGTAATGTAAAAGTTATGGGATCAAACAACGTATTCGCTGGCAATTAGGGTATAAATAGATACTATGAGTACTGAATTACTATCAGACAAAGGCTACGAAAAATTAACCGCTCGTGTTGTTGCGCGGGATGTAGACTATTCTGATTTAGATTTAAACTTTAAACCACATCCTAATTTCGGTGATGTAGTTCCATTAAGAGATATTAATGCGATACGCAGATCAATTCGAAATTTAATTCTAACTGGTTATGGAGAGCGACCTTTTCAACCAAACGTTGGATGCGGTATTACTGATCAGTTATTTGAAAACTTTTCGCCAGTTAACGTTGCGGCGATGAGAGATGCAATTAAAAGAACAATTAAATACCATGAACCAAGAGCTCAAATTGCTGCATTAGAAATATTTGATCGATCAGATGAAAACGCAATCTTTGTTTCTTTATCTGTTAAAATTAATAATGTTCCAGGATTGGTTGATGTCGACGTATACTTAGAGAGAATTCGATAATGGCTCAAAATATTAAGAACGTAACTGAACTAGATTTTGATCAAATCAAAACTAATTTAAAAGCGTTTCTCAGCGCACAAGATAAGTTTAACGATTACGACTTTGATGGGTCAGGTATGAGTATCCTATTGGATATTCTTGCTTATAACACTCAGTATAACGCACTCTTGGCACACACAAATGCAAATGAAAGTTTTTTAGATACAGCACAATTCAGAGCCAATGTTGTATCTCATGCTAAGATGCTTGGATATACTCCATCTTCAGCTACTGCAGCAAAGGCATATTTAAATATTGTCGTTTCTGGTGTTGCATCAGATTCTGCTTCAATTGATATTCCTCGTGGTAAGAAATTTCAAGGTTTAATTGGTAATAGACAATATCAATTCGTAACCAATCAATCGTACACAGCAATTAAAGATGGTGAAAACAAATATTACTTTAATAATGTAGAAATATGCGAAGGTGAAATACAAACTTTCTCGTATCGTATTAATAATAAAGTACCAAATCAAAAATTTAAATTGCCAACTGATATGGCAGATGTAGAAACTTTAATTGTTGCTGTTCGTGATTCTTTAACAGCTACAAATGCTCAAGTATATACACATTATAATTCGATTTTAGATGTGAACTCTTCAGCATTTGCTTATTTCTTACAAGAAAGTTATGATGGCCAATATGAAATATACTTTGGTGATAATGTTGTAGGACATCAACCAGTCACAGGTCAAATTGTCGACATTGGATTCATAAAAACAAATGGATCAGATGGTAACGGTGCTACAACATTTACTATTGATGGATCTATTGGCGGAATATCAGCCATCGCTATCACAAAGGTTGATGGATTTACTCGTACAACTACTGGTTCTGATAAAGAAACTACTGATTCAATTCGACATAATGCGCCTAAGTCATTTGCTTCTCAAAATCGAGCGGTAACAGCAATTGATTATAAAGCCGTATTAATGGCTGAATACGATTATATTGAAGATATATCTGTCTGGGGTGGTGAGGTGAATGATCCACCTGTTTATGGAAGAGTGTTTTTATCAATTAAGCCAAAGACGGGTGAATATTTATCTACAACTGCACGTAATATTATTAAACAATATCTTGCTGCTAGAAACGTTGGATCAGTTACTGCTGAAATCGAAAATCCAGATTATACGTTTATTACTATGGACGTATTCTTTAAATACGATCCAAATTCAACCGCAAGAACAAAAGGACAGCTTGAAACAGCTGTTCGTGATGCTATTCTAGCATATAACGATACTTATTTAGAAAAGTTTGATGGAGTACTTCGCTACTCGAAATTGTTAAAAGCCATAGACTCTGTTGATAAGGGTATATTAAATTCCTTTGCTCGTTTGAAGATGCATAAGCATGTTCAACCACAAACTGGTTTTACTGCTGATTATACAATTAAGTTTTCTAGTCCTATTTACATTACTGATACGACTGAGCAAACTCTATCTTCTAACAATTTTACTTTCCAAGGTCAAACTTGTACTCTTACTGATATACCAAAGACTGGAGCATATCCAAATAGAACAGTACAAATTTTAAATGCTGAAACTGATGCGATCGTCAGAGCTGATGCTGGCACAATTTATCCAACAACAGGAAAGATTGAGTTAAAGAATTTGTTAATTGAATCTTCTGATGTAATACTTATTTTTGCAGATCCAAACTCAAATGATATTGCTCCTAAGTATAACCAATTAGTTTCAATTGAACAAGATGAAACTCCTGGCATTACAGTTGTTGGAGAAGAAGATACAATTACCACCTTAGGTTCGGCTGGTACTTCGCAATATACAACATTCAGTAGACACGAATAATTATGCGAGATAATATAGAATCAGGTAGAATTGAATCCTTACTGCCGCGTCAGTTAATAGAAGATTCTGCTGCCTTAATTGAATTCCTCAAAGAATATTATAACTTCATGAATGCAGAGGGAGGACCCTCTCACGCAATTAATTCTATATTAGCAAATCGTGATATTGATACTATTGTTGATGATTTCTTACTCCTATTAGAAAAGGAGTTAGGCTCAAGCTTTATCACAACTTTAGAAGCAAATAAAGAAATATTATATAAAAACATTGTACAGTTTTATCAAGCAAAAGGTTCAGTAGAATCTTTTAAAGTTTTATTTAGACTTTTATATAATACAGAAATTGAAGTATCCTTTCCAAAAGAAAAAATATTAGTTGCATCAGACGGTCGTTGGATTCAACAAAATTCTATTTTCCTTGATATTACTGCTGGTGATGCCTTTGATTTATTTGCAAAGGTTATAACAATCACCACTCCATCTGGTTTACAAATACCAGCGGAAGTAGAAAGAATCAAGCAAGTCGGCCAATCAAATTACTATGAAATATTTGTAACTAAATCAATTAACATTGCTCGAATTGTTTTAAATTCAACAATTAGCGAAGATGGCGTTGTAGGTACTGTAGTACCTGCTGTAACTACGTATGAAATTGTTTATGGTGGCCAAAACTTTAGTTTAGCACAATTTGTTGATATTGAAGAAGGCACCGGCACTGGTGTTACAATAAAGACTATTGAAGTTAACAATGCAACTGGTGCATTAACTGATATTAAATTTATTAATTTTGGTGTAGAATATTCAGATACTTTCTATGCCATGATTGTACCAACTGTTGACGTCGTTGGTGGAGTTGATATGGTAATATCAACCGATCCAGATGCAGACCAAATTACATATCCAAATCGAGCAATTATTAAATTTACGAATGGACCTGTTGTAGAATATCGTGGTGAATACTCTACAAATAACGGTTTCTTGTCTGACGATATATATTTGCAAGATAACTTTTTCTATCAGCAATATTCTTATTTAATTCGATCATCTGAAAGATTTGACGAATATAAGAATGTATTGAATAGAACAGTTCATCCAGCCGGCATGGTAGCATTCGGTGAGTTTGTAATTAACAACTCATTCGATTTATCTAGAAACTTAGATGCATTACGACGTTATTTACGTACTCGTCTCGAAGATGTTGTTGATACAGAAGATCTTCCAGAAAAACACATGTATAAACCGGTTGCAGACATTGCTATTACTGGTGAACCAGTTTGGGAATGGACATTAGATAAACCATTAACTGAAACAATTACTGTAAATCAATTACCACAAAAACATTTTTTCAAAGGTGGTATATTAGATCTTGTTGGCGCTGATGATTCAAATTTACTGATATCACGAGCCAAGACAGTACTTGATAGTGTTACAACAGATGACAGTGCATTATCAGTTAATTTTAATTCGGGTCAGACTGACAGTATAAATAGTAGTAGCATTGGTATAATTGAATTAACAAATGATATTTATGCCGAAAATTATTTTGCAGAAGATTATTCAGAAGGTTTAACTTCATTTAACTAGGAGACAATGAAATGTTAATGAATGAACTCATCGGTGCAACTGGTCAAGTAAAGATTGAAGTCTTTGCTCCAGACGGCCGATTAAAAGATAAGGTTAATATTAAAAACCTTGTTGTCACAACTGGCCGCGAGTATATCGCAGGTCGTTTAAATGACGATGCACCACCAGCAGAAATGTCCCACATGGCTGTAGGTACTGGTACTACTTTGGCTGCAGCCGGTGATACAACACTTGAGACTGAAGAGGCTCGTGTTGCATTGACTACTGACACAATTACAGCTAATGAAATTGAATATGTTGCTACTTGGGGTCCAGGCGTTGGTACGGCAGCTCTTACAGAAGCTGGAGTATTTAATGATGGTACCGCTGGCACAATGCTTTGCCGTACAGTATTCAACGTAGTCAATAAAGCTGTAGATGACAGTATGACTATTACTTGGACTATTTCAATATCTTAAGAGATAAAAAATGGTAGCTATCGTTAGGCCAAATTTCCACCATACAATGGCGGATGCTATTTATGAAAAAATTCAAAATAGATCTGCCAACTATTATTATTTTATTGGTCAAGTTCTTTCTTGGGAAGATGAAGGTGATATAGACCAAGCACCTACTCCTAATAATCGCTATAGCGATGAACTGAGTGTTAGAAATAATATTGTTGGTGTAAAAGGTGTTACAATTAATAATGTGTCTTTTATCACTCGAAGAATTGATTGGACATCTGGTGTCGTTTATTCTCGTTTTGATGATAGATATTTTGCCAACGATGGTGCAATGAATCAAATAGACTATTATGTCGTTACTGACGATTTTAATGTCTATAAGTGTATTGATAATAATTCTGGCGCAGCATCAACAATTGAACCAACAGGAACCGATCCTGGATATACCACGACGGCTGATGGATATATTTGGAAGTTTATGTACTTTATTCCATTAAGCTTACGTAATAAGTTTATGACTAATGACTATATGCCTGTCATTAAAAAAGTTAAAAACGAGTATTACGAAGCTGGTACTATTACTGGTTATATTTTGAATGATGGTGGACAAGATTACGATCACGATCAAACTTATGCAGTAATTACTGGCGATGGTGCTGATGGTGCTGCTGATTTAGTAATTGAAAATGGCGTAGTTACAGGTGTTACCATTACAAATGCTGGAACTGGATATACACAAGCTTATTTGACAGTAACAAAAGGTTTATTAGATCCTGGAACTGGAGCAGATATTGATTTAACATTATCCACTCCTGGCGATTTAGATTCATTGCAAGCTGACGTTGAAGCTCTTACAGTTGATGGAGAAATATCTACAATTGTAATTACAAATTCAACTGCAGGTTATACGGCTCCTCCTACAATTACTATTACAGGTGATGGCACAGGAGCAACTGCAGTTGCAACTATAGATGTAAATGGCGAAGTAGAATCGATTACAATGACAAATCGTGGATCGGGTTATACCTTTGCTAATGTAGCAATTGCTGCTGAGAATTTAGGAACAACAACAGCCCGCGCAATCATGTCTCCATTGGGCGGTCATGGGTTTGATGCACCTAGAGAATTAATGGCAGATACGTTATGTTTTTATGTTTCATTTGAATCCGAAACAAATCAAGGATTATCTGTCAATAATGAATATAGACAGTTTGGTCTGGTAAAAGATTTTGATGAATATGGCGCTGTCCGAAAATTTATTAATTCGGCAGGGTCAGCATGCTTTAAATTAGAAGGCACTTTTCTTGGTGATAGTTATCCAGAAGATACTCTTATTCATACAGCAAACGATGCAAAAGTAATGAGAGTTATTGCTTCAGAAGACAATGCAATATTAGCAATACCAACAGATGGAACTGTACCTGTAGCTACAGATGAATTTTTCAATGTAGCAGAATCAGCTAGCTTTACTGTAACCACTGTTACTGAACCAGATCTTGATGTATTGTCTGGTGAGGTTTTGTATATCGATAATCGATTAGCATTTACTTCTTCAGAAGAACAAACAGTTACATTTAGAACATTTATCAAATTTTGATTATAAATAGAGATTATTATTAGGAACAATCAGAATGGCAATTAATCTAAACACTGATCCTTATTTTGACGATTTTGATGAAACTAAAAATTATCATCAAATTCTGTTTAAGCCGGGCGTTGCAGTTCAAGCGCGGGAGCTTACTCAGCTTCAAAGTATTATAAAGAACCAAATCAAAAGATTTGGAGATCATCTATTTAAGAATGGCACACTTATTCATGGTGGCAATGCTACTCTTGATTTAAGATATAATTGTGTCAAGCTTGCTTCTTCAGCAAATGCTACCGTTTTAGATTTAATTGATAGCGAAGTTTATGGTACTGAATCAGGCCAAAGAGCTTTAGTTGTACATGCCACTCAAGAAGATACTTCTGGTAATCCTCCTACAATTTATGTTAAATGGTTAAACTCAACTTCAAATAAAGAAAGTGTTGGATTCTCTCCTGATGAAGCCATTTATAATGCAGGTAAAAGTGTTCGAGTTTTTGCCGCGGCAGCTGCTGTAAATACAGTTGGCTCAGCCTACGTTATTTCTGAAGGCGTAATGTATGTTGGTGGCCATTTTGTATATTTTCCAGATTCAACATTAGTATTATCACGCACTGGTAACCCAGGAAGTGTTATCGTTGGATTTGATGTAGAAGAACAATTATACACATACACAGATGATAACACGTTATTAGATCCTGCAAACGGTTCTTATAACTATGCGGCTCCTGGTGCTGATCGTCTTTATGTTGATATGACATTAGCTACTCGAAGCTTTATTAATGATTCAGTTGCCGATGCTAATTTTGTTGAAGTTGCTAGAATTCAAGCAAATAAAATTATTCAACAAGCAGTTGTTGGAGATTATGCTGTATTAGGAGATGTGCTAGCACGTAGAACTTTCGACGAATCTGGTGATTATGTAGTACGTCCATATCAAATGCAATTATTGGAGCATTTAGACACGGGTTCCAATAATGGGTACTATGATTCTTTGCGTGGTGGTGATTCATCTAAATTTATTGCAAAATTTAATCCAGGAAAAGCTTACGTAAAAGGCTACGAAATCGATTCAATTAAGAATGCTGCGATTGCCGGAGATAAAGCTCGAGATACTGAAGCTGTTGATTCCGGAACAGTATATGTGCCTTATGGTAATTACGTATTTGCATATATTACAAATTCATTCCCAGAAGATCTAGATGATTTACCATTAGTAAGCTTATATAATAATGTTGGTGATTCAGTAAGTCCAGCCTCGCCTCAAGGTATTTTGGTTGGTACAGCTAGAATAAGAAACATAGAGCAATATGATACTGCTGGTAATTATAAAGTTTTCTTATTTGATATTCAAATGAATCAAAATTATTCATTTGCGAATGACGTCAAACAAATTTATTATAATAATGCAACTGCTTCAGATTTTACGGCTGATATTGTATTAGAAAATACACTATTGGCTGGAACAATTTCAGTGTCAAATTCTTCTACAGCAGTTACTGGTAATGGTACACGTTTTACAGAAACACTATCAGTAAATGACTATATTGAAATTGCAGGTGATTATTATCAAGTTAATACTATTACTGATGATTTAAATCTTGTATTAGATACTAGTTTTACTGGTACTACTATTTCAGGCGCACTATTAAATGTCGGTAGAGCAGTTATAAAGAATCCTGAAAAGAATTCTTATATATTTCCTCTTCCAGCTGATATAGTAAAAACTGTCGACGCAAATGGTACTGATACAATTTACTCAGTACGCCGAGTATACACTCGTACGCTTACTGCCGGTATTGCAGCTTCATTGAATGCAAATACAGATGAAAGCTTTAATAGTTATTCTTTTGATAACTGGCAAGTGTATAATTCACAAGGTATGCCAGTTACTATTACTGGATCAAATATTACTTTTTCTGGTAATAATACAGTTGCTGATATTGATTTATCTGGATTAGGATTTACAAATGAAACTGTTTTCATTGTAGGTACTGTACAAAAGACAAATGCACCAGCAGCTGCTAAGAATAAAGTACTTCAAACAAATTCTCAATTAGATATATTGACTGCAGGTCCAGCACAGGCAAATAATATTTCATTAGGAAAAGCAGATGGTTATAGATTAGTATCTGTTAAAATGACTACTACAGGTGCTTTCGGCGATCCTGCTTATGATAATACTACTGAAGTAGATATTACAAATCGTTATGATTTTAATAATGGTCAAAAAGCTTTTTATTACGATAGAGCTTCAATCACTCTGAAATCAGGTGCTGCGGCTCCAACAGCTCCAATAAGAATTACCTTTGACTATTTTACTCATACCTCAGGCGATTTCTTCTCAGTTGATTCATATTCAGATATTGCATATGACGATATTCCTACATTAACTTTGGGTGGAACACAATACGTATTAAGAGATTGCTTAGATTTTCGTCCAAGGATTAATGACGCTGGTACTGGATTCTCTGGTACTGGAGCAAATGTAGGAGAATTCTTAGATTACGAAGATGATATATCAACATCATACGAATTTTATCTACCACGAGTAGATAAAGTGGTATTGACGAATAAAGGTCGTATTCGTATCATAAAAGGTAAGAGCGACTTAGAGCCTAAAGAACCAAAGACACCAACAGACTCTATGGTTCTCTATGTTCTCAGGCAAGAAGCATACGTATTCGATATTAAGAAAGATGTTAAAGTAATTAGCATTGATAATAAGCGTTATACTATGCGTGCAATTGGTAATCTTGAAAAGAGAATTAAGAACCTAGAATATTATACAACGCTGAATCAGATTGAACAGGATACTCAAAATTATCAAATTAAAGATGTTAATGGTTTAGATCGATTTAAGAATGGATTTATTGTAGATTCATTTACCGGTCATGGTGTTGGCGATGTTTATCGACCAGATTATAGAGTTGCCGTTGATAAAATTAATAACGCATTAAGACCAGTATTTCAACAATATATGCTAGATCTGAAAGAAGATTTAACAGTTGATTTTGCATATGATGAAACAACAGAAGCTACTGTAAAGAGCGAAAGAACTAATAAGAATTACACACTAACTGGTGATTTATATAGTTTACCATTTACAGAAGAAAAATTTATTTCTAATAATAAAGCTTCTACTTTTACCAATTTAAATCCATATAATGTTGTATCCTTTAAAGGTTTACTTAAAGGTAAACAAGAAGATATATGGGAAACGAAAGTAACTGGTGCTGAAATTCGTCCAGGAGTTGATACTTCTGATTATGATTATATTTTATCAGAATTTAGACAGCAAGATGCTGCAGACGGAGCAATTGATGGTTACATTTGGGGTGAAGAAATTGTAGGTTCTGTTGATCTAAGAAATGGTGTTGAATATATCATTGGTCAGCACGGTACGGCTTATGATATTGGTTATGACGATATAGAAAACAAAGAAACAGTTATAACGAAAAGTGTTGTTTCTAAAATGCGTGATGTATCAATACCATTTAGTGCTTCGGGCTTAATGCCAGACACTCGAGTGTTTATATTCTTTAATGGTGTTAATGTAACAGAAAACTGCAGATACACTGGAGATTTTGCATCAAGAGTTCAAGCTCATGACGCTTATGACAATCCCGGCAATGGTGTATATTTAGCAGGTTCATTTAATGCTATAGGTGGTGTTGTTGGTAAATCTTT